ATGGTCTGAGCAACCATCTGGCCGTTTGGCAAGTGGAAGACGGCGCTAGCCAAGCAGCGTACTCGTGCGTACAGGGCTCGGGCATAGGCGCCAGTAGTGTCAGCTCCATTCAGTTCGATTCGAATGCGCGCGTCCGCGAGCAGTTCCCAGTAGTGCACACTCCAGTCGAAGCCGGAGATGTCTGACTCTGCGTTCTTGCCGCGTGTGCTGACGCTCTCCCACATGTAGTTGCTGTCCGCGTCGGAGAAGCCAATGCCGCACTTGGAGGGGATCTTCCGCCACACAAGTTTCTCGGCTTTGTTCTGTCTCGCGCTGAGCATGCGCTCGACGATCTGGTCGACGAGCGAAACACTGGAGATTAAGCGCACTCTTCCTGTCTTGATTTTGGTCTCATAGTCGTGAAATTCGTTCTTGACGAAGATCTTGATAGGGTCGCAGAAGCCATTTGCCACGAGCTCGCTCGGTGACATTTCATGCAACTCTTCCGGATCGACCTTAGTCAGGCGCTTGAGGCGTGCTATGACAGCATCGACCACGAGCCCGGCATGGGTCTCACGTACTTGAGAATTGGCAGAGCCCAACTTGATGAGGGGCACGCCAGGGGAGGATTTCGGCTTGCAGTCAAGAAACAAGCGCGATTCAACGTCCGTGCGGACGAGTTTCCAATTGACTTTGGTTTTGTCCCAGCCATTCGGAATTTGGGATTTGGGGTACTCGGCAATAACCTTGGTCATGGCCGCGAAGAGATTGGGGGGGGGGTTGACCGGTCGATGACGACTGGCCTGGAAAAGTAGAGACCCAACGATAGCAGAGCTGTCGCGGGGGGGATTGGCATACGAGTTGAGTTCGGGCTCAATCTTCGAAGCAGCGGCAAGTGCCGCGCTCCTAGGTTTGACCTCTCTCTGCTCATGCCCGCGCAGGCACGTTGTGCCCACGTCTACCACGTTCATCCGCGGTAGTAGTCGCTCAGCAGCTCCTTGGCTTGCTTTCGAATCGCCGTCTCCTCTGGCAGAACGTCGAGCAGAGCAGTCACCTCCAAGAGGAGCTTCTCTGATTTCTCTTGACATTTCGCCAGCTTGCCAGCTGCACGGGACCGACCCACGTCCGTCAGCGCTTTGAACGCTGCGAAATTCTCGGGGAAGCCCTTGGACTCTTCGGGGAAGCGTTTCATGAGTAGCACTGACTTGCGGAACTCCTCGTCCCACCAGGCCTGGAGCTCCTGCTCCTTTGCTTTCTCCGCGTCCGTCATCTTGTCCATGCGCTGCTTTTTCTTCTCCATTCCCTCCTTTCGGAGTTTCTCCTCCTGAACTTTCCAAGCGGTGATCTTTGCCTCGTCGCCATCGAAGTAGGCATTCGCGCGCTTGTCGCGCTCGGCGAACATGCGCTTCCTTTCGGCTGGCTCGGCGATCTTGTACGCGGCCCACTTGGCCTCGACTTCCGGCTGGGTGAACACCGCCCACTCGTGCTCCAGGTACCAAGGGCACCGAGCCTCGAGATTCTTTTGCGGTCCTCGCTTCAGGATCATCGTCGTCTTCTTCAGAGGACCCCGAAGACTCCTCTTCGGAGCTGCTGCCGGGGCAGAGGTCGGGGCAGGCTTCGTCTCCGGTGTTTTCGCTTTCGCGGCCTCGGGCTGCTGTGAGCTCGGTGGGCTTGCACCATCGGTAGTCTGCGAGGGCTGAGAGACGGTTGAGAGCTGCTGTTTCTTCAGCGCTTTCCTTTG